GAGCTGGCGGGGGCTATTCCACAGCGCGCCATTCTCCGTCGGATCGTCCGCCGTAATCGGGTCGGACCCGTTATCCGGCGACGAGATGGGGATCATGTCGGTGTTGGAATTGGGCTCGTTGTAAACGCCCTGCGTCGGCTGGATGGTCAACGCAAAGCCGGAATTGGCTTCCTTGAAACCGGGCATCGTCTTTTCCCTCTACTGGGTTGTGGTTCAGGTGGTCGGGTTGGACCCGTCCGCCGGCTTGTCGCTGCCCGTGCCGCCGCTGTTCGCCTTGGTGCCCTTCTTCTCCGGCTCCTCGCCAGGGATTGCAACCGGCGTCGTGACCTTGCGGCCGTCCTCCAGCTCCACTTCCTTGATTTCGGTGCCCTCGGGCGCCGCCGGCGCGTTGGCGCCTTCGATCACTTCCTGATTTTCCGCCATCTTGGTCGGCAGCTCGGCGAACGCGGCGTTGCGCTTCTCCTCGTCCTTCTCCTTGCCGGCGGCGATCGACGCATCGCGGAGCGCGCCGAAGTCGTAGCCGTTCGCGAGCAGCGGGATCGGCGGGAAGCCGACGTCATCGGTGGTGTTCTTTTCGGCCATTGGTTAATTCCCCATGAGCAAGATGTTGGGTCGGTCAGCTCTCACACGATACAGCAACGTCAGCCGTTCCTCTACGCGCGCGTTGTCGGGCGTAGCGTCGCTCTCGTTATCCGCCGAGCCGTCGTAGCGGATTTGCCAGGTTGTGCCGCCGATCGTGTTCTCGTCACCATCCGGGAACAGCCGGTCGATGATGAGCGACATGATTGCGGCGTGGGTGCCGTAGCCGGTCGGGTCTAGGTCGGCGTCGCCCTCGTCCGTGGCTTCAGGCGGAAGGTCGGCGTCGATGACGACATTGACCGACAGTGCCCACACCTCCTCGGGCAGTCCGCCGTCGTTTTCCTGACGGCCGTATTCCTGCGAGGGATCATGCGAGACATAGGCGATGCTCACCGACGGCCATACGGCTTGTTCGGCGTCCCGGTGCCGTTCGTGACGCACCGTGACCTTCTTCCCGGCCACGCGCGCGATCGCGAAGATGTCGGCGATCTCCTTCTTGAGCGCGAGGAGCACGATGATCTGTGGCATTGTCGGCATCAGTTGGCCCTTTGCAGGTCGAAGAACCAATCGCGACCGTCGGCGATGATGGTGCCGTTCGTCGGCTTCCAAATGCCGGGCATGCGGCGATGCGTGATGCGGTCGCGCGTGGTTGGAGGTTCAGGGAGACGAGACTTGTTGATTTGCACCCGCCAGCGCAATTTCTGCGGATCGGTGCCACCAACATTGTCGTCGTCGGAATTGGACAGGACGAAGCCCCGGATGATGACCGGCGCCTCGCCGTTACGTGAATACGAAATGGAATCGCCCAGGTGGTTTTCCACCTGGGCGTCCAATTCCGCTTCAACGTCCTCGAAGCGCTGGCGCATTAGCTGCCGGCGCCGCCCGTCGGCGCAGCGTCAGGGTCATTCTCCTGCACCTCGCCTTCCGACTGATTGCCCGGGATTTCCGCGGGCTTCGTGTTGGGACCGCTCTCGGCCGGGTGATTGACGTTCGCCGTCTCGGTCGAGCCGCCGGCGGGCGCCTTCGTCTTGTCGGTGGTGCCGCCGCGCTGACGCGAGCCCTTGCCCTTCTGATCGACGGGCGCCTTCTGGCCGGCGTTCTGCTTCTCGCGCACCGCCTGCGCCGAATTGCGGCCATCCTCAGACGCCTTCGCGCCGTCAGAGTTGCCGTCGCCGCCGTTGGTGTCGCCGCCGCCCACGCCCTTGCCGGCGCCTTCGGCGATGAGCCCCATGATCGTGTCGTTGCCACCGACGCGACGCTCGCCCGTCTCCGTCTGCGGCATCTTCTCGTTCGAGTGCTCGCCTTCGATCAAGCCTTCGTCGGCGAGCACGGCGGCAACGTCCTCGTCGAGCTGGAGGAAGCGGCCGTTTTCGTCGGGATGCTCCGGGTGTCCGTAGATGATCTGCCCGCCGATGTTGCGGGTGAACTCCTTCAACACCTTGCGCCGCGTCTTTCCCATCACTCTTCTCCTGCTGCTACGCCTGTCATGGCGTGATTGTGTTGCTGCCCGTCAGCCCTTCGGCTCGTCAGTAATTGCCGGCGGCGAGCGTGCCCTTCATCAGCACGTCCGGCGCGATGCAGGCGAGCAGATTGTAGGCGTAGAGCCACGCATCGACATAGGCCATGCGGTTCGGGCGCGGATCGGGCGACACCATCGAGTAGAACTCGCGTCCCAGCTCGTTGACGAACTCGAAGTCCTCGCCCGGCGCGCGATATTCCTTGAACACGTCCGTCGCGCCGATCGGGAAGAACTTGCAGTCGTTGGTGCCGATGGCGATCGTCGAGCCGTCGTCGGTGCCGCGGAAATTCATCCATTCGACGCCGGCGAACGGGAACGTGCCCCAAATGTTGCTCTCGCGCAGCTCGGACGCGGCGGCATAGTTGAGGTACGTCTGGCGGATTTCCGGCGCCTGGGTCAGCTTGTCGAAGAAGTTGTCGCCGCACAGCGCGCCGATGCGGGTGGTGGGGGTCAACCGGCTGTTGAGCTGGCGCGACATCGGCCGCGCGACGTTCTGCGACACGAAGGTGCGCAGCGAGCCATCGGTGGCGTTCTTGAAGTCGAAGAGGATCGCCGCCGGCGCGGTGAAGCCGAATTCCTCGAAATAGTTGAACAGCACCGAACCGTCGGCGTCGAGCAGGTAGCCTTGGATCGCGGCGAGACGGTGATATTCGCGCGTGAACTCGAGCTTGCGCATCATCTTGCGCTGGCGCGAATCCACCTCGTCGAGCGCGTTCTGCAACGCGGCGTCGAACGGCATGTTCTCGGCCACGATGTTCTGAAGCGACGCGGCGTTGATGCGGTCGGTCTGAGCCAGGCGAACCGTGCTCAGCTTGCGCACGGACCGCGTGTCGCGCTCGAGCAAGGTTTCCTGCGCGCCGCGCTCCGTCGTCGGAACGAGCACCAGGCTATCGTTCTTCTTCGTGATCGCGACGTCGGTGGTGCGCATCGGCTCCACCTCGAAGAGATTGAGACGGTTGAGCGTCTGCGGGATATAGACGATGTTCCCCACGGCCTCGGTAACTTCGATGGCGTGGAAGGCTTCGTCGGTGAAAACGTCGTAAGCGAGCATTGATTTTCCCTCGTATTCTACCCGCTTGCGACGGGTACGCTGCGGTCAGGTGGTGGCGGGCTTAGTAGCCCACCTGCACATTCTTGGTCATCAGCGCGTCGTTGATCGCCGTCACCTGCGTCGGCGTGACGCCGGCGGGATAGGTGAGCTTCTTGCCGTTGAGACGGCAGTTACGCGAATGAACGACGGCTCGGCGCGTGCCGGTCGACTTGGCACGGCCGGCCCACAGCACCGCGGCCGGCGTCTGCGAACCATCGGTTGCGGCGAGGTCGAGCGGCTTGAACTGCTTCGTCGCCGTGACCTGGCCCAAGATGGTGCCCGGGCGGGTGTAGGTGGTGGACGCGGCCAACAGGACCGTGTCGCGGCTCATCAGGCGATCGTCTTCGCCGATGACGTGCTCGCCATCGAGAACACGAACGTAGTTACGGACGTCAGGCATTGGGGTTCACTCCCTGGTTAAACGGGGGTCGATGCGGCTCAGTTGTGCGGCTGATAGCCGCCCTGGCCGCCGCGCACGTTGGCTTCGCCGCCGGCGGCGCGCGTCGTCTGGCCGTTGCGCGCGTCCGCGGTGCGCTTGCGATGCTCGCGCGAGCTGCTGGCGCCATTGCGTTCGCCGCCGCGGCCAGCGTTTGCCCCGCGCGTGTCGGGGTTCGCGTCGTCGCGCTCGCCGGCGTCGTCATCGTCGCGCTGCCGCGACTGCTGCTGGCGATTGCCCGAGCCGGCGAGGCGGTTGCGATCGGTGCCCGCGCTGCCGCGATTCTGATCGCCGCCGGCGGCATCCTTGCCGGGTGCCAGGTCCGCGAGCGTTGCGATGATGTCGTCGGCCGCCATGCTGGAGGTGTTGAGCATGCGCGACGCCGCCTTGACGTTCGCCACGCCCTCCTTCGACGACATGACCGCGTTCCAGCGATCATTCGCGTTCTTGGTTGCGGTCGCCGCCGCCTTGTCGGCTTCGGCGGCCATTGCCTGTTCAAGCTGTCCGACGTTCAGCGTGTTCGTGCCGTCGTCGTTCTGTTCCTGCGCGGCGCTGATCGCCGATGCAGAAGCGCCGCCCGAGAGCAGGGCGGCGAGTGTGGGGAACCGGGAAAGGGACATGATTGCTCCTACGTTCGGCCAAGCCGTTTCAACAGTTGTGTCCACGCTTGGTCGGTGGACGCAACCGCCGTAGCAAATCCGATGCCCGTTGCCTTCTCCCCAATATACGTGAGGGCTTCCGTTTCGCGAACGGCTTTTTTCGTCATGTTCATGTTGCGCGCGACGGTGTCGATGAAGATCGAACGCATATCGTCGATCGTCTCCTGGATGCGCGCGGCGACGTCCGGCTTCAGCGGCTCGTACGGGCTCCCTTCCGCCTTGTGCGCGCCCGCGCGCAGAACCGTCACCTTTACGCCTTCGTTGTCGAGCGCCTTGGAATAGTCGGCGTGGAGCGTGATGACGCCCACCGATCCCACCTCGCCCGTGCGCGGCGTGAACACCTTGTCGGCGGCGCTGCCGATCGCATAAGCGGCCGAGCACATTTGCTCGTTGGCGATGGCGTAGATCGGCTTGCCGCCCTTCTTCGCCGAGCTGGCGTAGATGATGTCCACCAGGTCGAAGCACCCCGCAACCGCGCCGCCCGGGCTGTCGATGTCCAGGAAGATGCCGTCGATGTCGTCATCTTCCATCGCGGCCAGCACCTTCTCACGGATGCCGTCATATCCCGTCATGCCGGAATACGGGTCGAGCCCCCATGTCTTCGTCAGCGTGCCGGTGATGGGGATGATGGCGATCCCGTCCTGCGCGGCGAAGATGCGACGCTCATTGCGCGCGGCGCGGCGATTGTCGGCGGCGCTGCGCCCACGCGCGGCCATCGCGTCCAGGGCGGCGGCGTCCATGCGCTGCCCCTCGATCGACGTCAGCAGCGACACGTTGAGCTGCGAGCGGACAGCAGCGATTACCATCACCGCACCCTGTTCGGTGATGGCGAGCGGCTGATTCAACAGGTGCGACGCGACGTGCACCAGCGGGCGGGGGTCACTCATCGGGGTTCTCCTCTTCGTTTTCTTCGACGTCGTCGTTCTCTTCACCGCCGGCGGCGTTCTGCTTCGCTTGATCGGCCGCTGAGCCCGGTGTCGCCGGCGGGGTGTTGCCCCAACGTAGCTCCACGCCCTTCCGCTTAGCGTACGCTTGCGCGCTGGCGATCGCGTCGATGTTCTCGATCAGGTCCGTGCCGCGCGCCGCCGCCTCGTCCTGCGGGTTCGACAAGCCGCCGGCGATGGCAATCCCGGCGCCAGTGGGGTCCTTCACCGGGTCGATCGTGCCCATGCCCGGGCCGCGGAACTCGCATTGCGTGTACGCGACCACGTTCTCGTAGAAGTCGGGTGCGCCGGCCGGGATCGGCAGCATCTCTTGCGCCAGGCACTCTTCCATGAAGGCCATGTTGATCGGAGCGCCGACTGCCTGGGTGAATTGATGGCGCGTCTGCACCGTCGAGCGCCAGGCGTCCATGAACTCGGCACGGATCGACGCGAAGCTGGTGCGCGAATAGTCGCCGGTGAAGTTGGCGGTACCCAGCTCCAGGATCGCCGCCATCTTGCGCTCGAAAATGTAGTGGAAGCTGTCGGTGTTGTCGGCGGCGCGGTTAGCGGTGACAGCCGCAATCTCGTCACCAGGCGGCAGGATCGGAAGCCGCTGCCCCTCGGCCGCGATGTCGAGCTCCTCGTAGAGCCCGAACTTGGCGTCCCACAGGCTCTCCAGCTCCGTCTTGTCGCCGGTGGGCGTCTGCGTCTGCATCCGCTTCAGCACTTCGGTGGTGGTGCCTTCGCTCTTGACGTAGATCGACAGGAACGCCGCCAGCGCCGCCGCCTTCAGCGTGAAGTCGTCGAACTTGTCGAGCATCTTCACGTCGCGCAGGGCGTGCAGGATCGCCGGCATGCCGCGCTGGAACCCGGCGCGATGCTTGTTGAACCAATGGATCGCGACGGGGCGGCCCCAGCTCGTCTCGCGTTGCACCTCAACCCAGTCGCGCGTGCCGATCGGATCGGAGGGGTGTCGCGTTTCGATGTCGAAGGCGATCGCTGCGCCCCATTCGTCCAGGATGCGGCCGTCAGAGCGAAAGCGGCCGTTCTGCGTCGTCGGCCGATTGCTGATCCGGTCGGTGTCGATGACTTCCAGGAACGTCGCGAACGCGCCGTTGTACCGATCGCGCCGCTCCTCGTCGTAGCGCACAATCACCATCGTCTCGCCGTCGGCGCCGTAGGTGTTGCGGGCGGCCAGGTTCATCAGGCCGCCGAACGTCAGGTGACGCTCCGCGTCGATCAGATTGCGCGGATCGTCCGCCCACAGGCTCCACAGGTTCTCGTACGCATCGGCGAACTCCAGCGCCCACACCTCATCCATGCGCGGATCGAGCCGCGACAACATGCGCCAGTTGGGCATGTGCCGCATGCGAAGGTTGGTGCCGACAAGGTTGGTGGCGCGCTTGTTGATGCCGGCGTGGATCAGCGCATTGTTGCGATCGACGATGCGGGCGTTGCGCACGGCGGACTTGCGCTCGCGGATGACGTCGCGATTGCCGACGTTGTAGCCGCTGAACACGATGTTGCCGCCGCGGCCGAAGAGGCCAGGCGCCGCGTTCTCATAGGCGGAGCCGCCGCCGAACCCGACAGGTCGCGCGGACCATCCGCCGAGTGCCGCTGTTTGCTGGTGGCGCACCACCATTTCGCGCGACGCGCTCACGGGTACACGATCCCGATCGCGCCGGCGACGCACGCGCCGCCGCGCTCGTCGCGCTCATTCTGCGCATCGCGCAGGAGCGAGCGCAGCGCCTTGGAGTCCGACCGGGTGTATTCCATCCGGCGGCCGTTTCCCGAAACGACGGCGACCTGTCCGCCCACCGTCTTCTCATACGCGTCGCGGAGCTCGACGATCTTTGCGTCCAGCTCCGCTTCACCCAAATCGCTGTAGATGCCCATGCTGTTCTACCTCATCTCCGCTTATTCAGCTTGCGGAACCGCGCGAAGAACGCGGGCTCGAGCGGAGACATATCACCGTGCGGCTTCTCCTGCGACACCTCGAACGGCCGAGCCCAGGAGGGCGGATCGTTAATCCAGTCGATCTTCACCGTCTCGGGTGCCAGCAGCCGGAACGCCACCTCGCTCGCTACCCACTGATCCCACAGCTCGTTGCGCCCCTTGCTGATCCACAGCTCGTTCTGCAGGGTTTCCGCGCACAGCTCGCGGACGTGCCGATCTTCGACGTTGACGGGCAGGTGCATCAACCCCTGCGTCGAACCCTCGCGCGGCATGTCCATGCGGTTCGCGATTATCTTCTTCACCTCATGCACGTTGATCGTGCGCTCGAACACCGGGAACGGCAGCTCGCGCTCGGCGTCGTCGTGCGTGATCTTGCGCGCCTTCTGAATAATTTCGCCGCGGAAGTGCGCATCGCCCTTCATCAGCAGCAGCTTCCAGGTGGGCAGCGGGTTCTCGCTTCGGCCGGTTAGGTTCGACGCCCACACGCGCGCGTTGTTCGTCACGCCAGGCACGCCGCCGGTGTCGATGATCGTCTTGGCGATGCCCATGCTCAGACGCCGATCGCTGGCAAATGGATAGGTGCGATACAGCGCCTTCTCCTCCAGCACGTCCCAGTCGCCCAGCCGATCGCCGGGTGACAGCTCGCGGATCATGCCGTTCATCTCGCGTTCCTTGATCGCGTAGCGGTCAATCAGCCAGCTCTCGCGCAACCGACTGTAGCCGATGACGGCAACCTCGTAGCGGTTGCCCTGGATGTCGATTTCTTGCGTCAGAAAATCCACGCCGTCCGGTATCTCGCCAAGCCGGTAATTCTCGTCCACCAGGCGCTTCTTCACCTCCTTCCACACGCGCGGCTTCGATGCTGCCTCGTTGCCGCGGTACGTCTCGCCCAGCGACTTGACCGACACCTCCTTCAGATTGTGCTCGGCGCCCGTGTCGTCGGCTTCGATCTTCGCCTCGACCCACTCCTTCGCGAGCCCGGCGAGCGTGACGAACGGCGCCATGAAGGCGTGCAACACGAAGCCGGCGGTGTCGCTCGCAACGCGCTCGCCGACGACGTTGTTATGCTCGTCCACCGACTGCCCGCGGCCAATGTAGCAGGCGCCGCCGGCTTTGCTGTCCATGAACAACCGCTCTTGATCGCCGAACTCGACCGCGCAGTCCGAGTTGGGGCACACCAGCGCAATGTGCTGCTGGACGTGCGCGATGAAGGCGTCCGGCTCCATCGCTTCGCGCAGCTTGTAGAGCTGATCCATGTTCCAGGCGATGCGCTTGACGCCCATCTCCTCCGCCTCAACCGCGGGCGAGAAGCGCGTGCTACAGCACGGGCACTTCCATAGCCGGATGCGCATGTCGGACTTCTTCAGGATCGCGTCGATGCCGAATGACGGGCCGGCGTCAGGGTGCGAGCATACGAACGCCTTGGCAGTCTGCCCGTATTCGCGCTGACGATTGCGGATCAGGGTCAGGATCGCGTCGCGGATCGCGGGTCGCATCGCGTCGATTTCGTCGCCGACGATGAAGGACGCTGATCGCGCGCGCGTCGTGGACGGGTTGGCAGGCGCCCACTCCCACACCTGCCCGTCGATTTCCTTCATGTTCCAGGCGGGGTTCTTCCGCTTGATCTTCGCGCCGACGTCCTCATGGCGCTTGAAGAAGAAATTGACGCGCTCGTACACGTAGCGCTTCAGGTCCGGCTCGCTGTGCATGAACCACAGCACGTTGCGGCTCGGCCCCCACATGCCGATCTTCAGCAGGAAGTTTTCGGCCGTGAGCGTCTTGCCGCAACGCGCCGGGCCTTTGACGGCGACGATCCGCACCGTCGGATCGTCCATCGCTTCGTGCACTTCTTCGAGGTACGGCGTCTTCTCGATCGAGAACTGCACCTCGGCGCCGCCGTCGGCCTGGATAAAGCGGTTCTTCACCGCGTTTTCGAGCGTCGAGATGTCTTCCGCGGGGCGAAGAGCGTCCAGCTCCTCGCTCATCAGGTCAGCCGCGTCGCGTACGCCGGCGCCGCCCGTGATCTTCGTCAGCTCCGCCGTCGCTTCGCGCAGGCTCAGCATCTTCGTCGTCAGCACTCAGCATCTCCGCCATCTCGTCGCGCAAATCGACGACGATGCGACGGCACTCCTTCTCCAGTGCCTCGCGCATTTGCGGCGGGAGCGCGCCGTTGGGATCGAGCCGGGAGGGCATCGACATGATGCTGCGCACGAAAAGCGCGTTCGCCGATCGCGTCCGCCGCCGCACGTCCTCCGCGAGCACGTAGAGCCCCTGATCCTTTTGCAGCTTCCATAGCCGCGATTGCGCCGACACCAGCCGGTCGATTTCGGCTGCGCTCAACGGCGGCTCCGCGGCGGCGGCTTCCTGCTCAGCCTGATCGCGCGCCGGCGCCACGCCGGTCATCACTTCGGTATGGCGCCGCGCTTGCGCCTGACGCTCGTTCGCGTTGCCCTCGATGTATTCGATCATCGCGACGATCGCGGCGCGCGCTGGATACCAATGCGTCTTGTCGCCGCGCTTCTCGGGCGCCGGGAAGCCCTTGAATCGCGTGCGCACCAACGTGGAAAGTCGGCTCGGCGCGACGCCGTACAGCTCGGCAAGGTCCTTCTGCGATGCCCAATCGTCCGCGCCGTAGCTGTCGTGAGCTGCCTTCAGGGCGGGCAGTCGGCCGGCGGGAGTGGGCGTGGGCATCCCCCTCATCTATTCGCTTCGGCTCGTCAGGCAAAGCGACACGGAAAAGGGGCGCCGGATCGCTCCGACGCCCCCTCTCTTCCATTACCACCACCGCCGATTTAGCGATGCTTTTCCTCGTCGGCAACCTGCTCGTCGCCCTCGTCCTGGAACAGCGCGTCTCCGTCCCACCACGCTTCGACCTGGCTACCCGCGCCGCTCTTGTAGCGGACGAGATACTGACGCGAGCCGCTGTCGTATTCCAATCGCCCCACGACGATGCCGCGCTCGATTGGAACACCGATGGTCCGCGCTTCGAGCGTCGCCAGCGTTTGTCCGATCACGGTTGAAGGTTCGGTGCGACCGGCACCTGCGCGAGCGCGCTTACGCGCAGCCTCTTCCCGCTCGAACCGCTTCTCGTCCTCCAGCGCGGCGCGGCTCGTCTCCAGCACAACCTCGCTGTGCATCTCGAACTTCCAGGGGCGAAGCAGCGGCGCCGGGCTGGGTACGAGCGTGTCAATGGTGTTGCCATCGGAATAGCTGACAGACGCGGTCGGCTTGTTGGAATTGTCCACCTTGGGATTGTCAGAGCTGATCGACACGCCGTCATCGTCCATGCGGATGTAGAGCACAATCTGCTCGCCGTTCGCCTGCCGCGCCATCGCGGAATGTACGAGGTCTGTGATGTGTCCGGCAGAAAACAGGGTTTGCAGCTTCGTCGTCATGTCAGTCTCCCGGCGGCAGTTGTCAGTCGATCCGACGGCCGCCCGCGCCGGAACCGATCATTTAGCCGATGGCTTCGGCTAAAACTAGCAGCTTCGCCATGCGCGCCTTCCGGCGGCTCGGCAAATCTTCCAGGTAATCGAACACCGCCTTCACCACCTCCGTCACGCGAGTGCAGCTTTCTTCCGCCTCGCGCAGCGCCTCAAACACCAAGTCGTGCGGCACGCCGCGCATGCGGACGATCGCGGCGGCGATCCATTCGGTGCGTGACGCCTGGCTGCCCGAGAAGCCGAGCAACGCGCACGTCTGCGTCAGCGCCATCATCAACCGCTCGTCGCTGGCCGGTGCGAGCTGCGCCGCTTGGTGCTCGATCAGCGCGGGCAGCGCCGCGCGCAGCGGTTCGGGCAGCGTGTTCCGCACGCGCTCAGGGTCGCTCTCCGCGATTTCGCAGAAGCGCCAAAGCTCGGGCTCCCGCAACAACGCTGCTGGAGCCAGCGCCCGTCGGTCCGTTGTTGCTGGCAAGTGCACGTTCATTCCTCCGCTGCATCGTCTTTTCAAAGTTTTCCGGTCCCAACACCCAGTCCGGCCCGGGTGCCCAATCCTTCACCTCGCCGCACAGAAACGGCGAGCCCTCTACCTTTTCCAGCAGGGCGTTCACGACGCCCACGCCCTCCTCAATCCGATTGCCCGTCACATGCTCCCGAACGCGAGCGAGAAGATGGCTGCGCAGGCGAGGCGAGATGGGCAGGCGAACGCCGGGCACGCGCGGGTACCGCGATGCGATGTCGCTCCATCCCTCGCCGAACCGCTCAGCGATCGCGTCGGCGAACGCCTGCTCGGGTGGCACGATCGCCATTCCGAACAGATCGACACCCTGATCCCCCTCTTCCCCTTGGGGGGCTAGGGGGGATTCTATACTTGGTTCCTCTCTTCTAGGTTCAGTGGCCCGTTTTCGGGGGTATTCAGAACCACCGTTTTCGGGGGTATTACCGTCTGACAATTCCACCGTTTTCGGGGTCACTCGCGGCACGGTCGGGCCGCCCCAATCCTTGTTGAGCTTGAACACGCGGGTGCGTCCCGTCTTGCCCGTCTTCTCGCCCAGGTCGATGAGGATCGTCAGCTCTTCGAGCCGCATCAGCCCCGCCGACACCGTCTTTTCGTTGAGCCCCGAGAACGCGACGAGGCGCGCGATCGACGGGAAGATGCGCCCGGTGTGCGGGTTGGCATGGTCGGCCAGGATCATCAGCAGCAGCTTCGCGGTGGCGGGCTTCACCACCTGGTACGTCGCCCAAGATAGCGCTGCGCTGCTCATTGCTTGCGCGCCTTCTGCCAGTCGATCGTGCCGACGATGAAGCGATCCTTCTCGACCTGGTTGACGCGCAGCGACACCCACGGGTGCGTCACCGTCAGCCCCTCGATCGTCAGCAGCACGTTATGCGAATAGCGCTCGCACGCGCGCGCCAGCGTCATCAGCGGCAAGCACACCTCGCCGAAATGCTCGGAATCGGCGAGCACCGCTAAAACGCGAAACTCGTCCGGTGTCAGTCCGCGGGCGGCGAACACGCCCGCCAATGCTTCTGCACTCATCAGTCTGCCCCAAATGAGAAAAGATCGTCACCCCACCGCCACTCGGACGAGCGGACGGCCTGGTGGTCGGTGATGAAATATCCGGTACGCTTCACCAGCGCGCCTTGCCGGCGCTTCGCACCCAGCAGCTCCATGCGGTCACGAGACGCGGTCATCTCCAGGTCCCACGCCTCCCACTTGTTTTCCTTGCTGCGGGGCGGCTCCTGGCGCTCCAGGTAGTATTGATCGCGATAGACGAAGGCGACGACGTCGGCGTCCTGTTCCAGCGATCCGCTGTCGCGAAGGTCGGAGAGCTGCGGGCGCTTATCTTCGCGGCTCTCCAGCGAGCGCGAAAGCTGGCACAGCACGATCAACGCGATGCCGAGCTGCTTTGCCGCCGACTTCAGCGTGCGCGAGATGTGGCTGACTTTGTCGCGATCGTTCTGAAATCGCTGCAGGGTGCCGAACCGCCCCAGGTAATCGACAATCACCATCTTCAGGACGCGGCCACGCGCCGCCCAGGCGCGCTTGCGGCGGCGCACCTCGCTCGCGAAGTTTTCCACCATCATCTCTTCTTTCGGATCGTGGATGTAGAGCGGCATGCCGTTTATCTGCTGGCGCATCTCGCGGATGAATTGCTTGTCGCGCGACGTCATCTTGCCGTTGATGAGATGATCGAACCGGCTGGTTTCGCCCGATTTGAAGATGGCGTCGGCGATCGCGCGCTGCATGATCGGCTTCCGCGACATTTCCAGCGAGAAGAAATCCACCGCGCCAGGCTCGCCATCGAGCGCGCGGTTGTCGGCCATGCGGGCGGCGGCGCCCATCATCACCTTCACCGCCACGCCCGTCTTGCCCATCGACGGGCGGCCGCCGAGATAGACGAGGTCGCCCGGGTTCAGCGGACCGACGACAGCGTTCCAGTCGTCATATTGGTCGATGCGGATGCCGGCCGCTTCGCCGACGTCGGCCGCCACGCTCATATCGTCGAACGCCTCGTCCCACGCGTCCTGCACGCTCGCGCCCGACGCCCGCTCACGCCGGCGATCCATCTCGAGGGAATTGGTCATCGCGGCGTCCACGATCGCCACGGCATCGTCGATCGCAGTCGTCTCCCGCGTCTCGATGACGCGATCGGCCGCTTCTGTGAGCCGCTGGTGCAGATCGCGACGCGCCGCCAGCTCGACGAGCTGCCGCGCGAAGTCGGCGGCGCCGAGCAACCCCGCGCCCGAACCCGTGAGCGTTGCGAGATAGGCCACGCCGCCCAGCTCCTCCATCTGCGCGTCGCCGTCGAAGAGCGGACGCAGCGTGATCGGATTGGCGAGCTGGCTGGCATCCAGCATCTTCAGCATCGCCTCGTACACCCGGGCGTGCAGGGGCTCGAAGAAGTGCGCGGGCTGAAGCGACGAGCGCTGCGCCTCCATGATGCGATTGTCGATCATCATGGCGCCCAGCAGCGCGGCCTCCGCCTCCACGTTGGCAGGCAATCGGACTGACGGCTTCGCAGGTTCATCGCGACGCGCGAATCCACCGTAATCGCGTTCGCGCTCGAACCGTTCTTCATCGACGGGCGGAAAGTCGTCGTCATCTTCGACGATCGGGGCCGCCGGTTGTTGCTTTAGCTCGGCCGCGGGAGCTGGTGCCTTTCGGCCAAAGGAAATCGGTGCATCATCATCGTCGTCCGCGGTCATTCTGCGCTGCCATTGAAGAGGGGTAAGTCGCCGCCGCCCGCGCGCTCTTTCCGCGCGGGGGTATTCAGTCTCGCTTTCTCCAGTGCTGAGTGACGGCCGGCGCCGCGCACGTAATCCATGCGGCGGCGGATGTCGGCGATGCTGTCCGCCTCCATCTCGATCAGGATGCAGCCGACGCCTTCGATCCACGCTGCATGCCCCGTCGTCCCGCTGCCGGCGAACGGATCGAGCACGACGCCACCGCGCGGCGTCACCAGGCGCACCAGCCAGCGCATCAGCTCGATCGTCTTCACCGTTGGGTGTTCAGTCCCAAGCCGATCATCGACACCCGCCTTCGCGGAATAGAAGAACCGGCTGGCGTTGCCGACGTCGCCGCGTGGGAACGACAGGCTGTTCTCGCTGAAGCCCTCGTATATCGCGCCGCCGGTTTTGGAGCCGTTGGTCGGCGCCACGCGCCCCTTCTGCCCCAGCGTGTCGGGGAAGCCCTGCAGCACATCGTCCGAACCATCATGCACGAAGTTGGCAGGCCAGCGGCCAGCAGGATCGCCACCGCGCGGGCCGGGCGTCATCGCGAAGTTGGTGGAGCCTTCTTCGTCGTAACGCCGCGCGCGCGAGGGCTCGCCGTCGCGATAGTGGTGCCACAGCTTGCTCGATCCGACGCGCAGCTCCTCATCGGTGTCGATGCGGCATGCGTCGATGTTGAGCGCGCCGACACCGTGCTTCATCAGGTTCTCGGGCACCGATCCGATCAGCGGCTTGCGCGCCAGGATGATCGGCTCGAACGCGGGCTTCAACCCAGTGCCCCACCCCTGCCAATGCTGCGCCTCCGCCGACGCCGGCAGGTACCGCCGCGCGTTGCGCGCCGCGGTCGCCTCGTCTCCTTCGTGACCGGCGCTCATCCAGCGCGCGTGCTCGGCAGACTTCGCCTCGCCATAGCTGCCGCGCACGCCGAGCTTCTTGTCGATCATCTTCGCCTGATCGTGGCTCTTCGGCATGCCGGACCCGTACACCCAGGCCAGCAGGCCGCCGAATTGGCTCTCCTCGATGCAGCGGAAGAACGCGTCGAGCTGTGCCGCGGACAGCGACGCCATGAAGCGCTGCACGGGCTCGTCCTGCGCGATCGCCTCCAGCAACCCGTCGCGTATCTCGAACCCGCCTTGCTCGATCGCCCATTGCAGGCGGCCGTAAGTGCGTGATCCGCCGAACGCGACGAGGTGGCCGCCCGGCTTTAAGAGGTTCAAGGCCATCGTCCACGTCTCAGGTCGAAACGCCACATCGCCGCCGTCCCACGACTTGCCCATGAACCCGCGGGCGGCGCGCGCGAACACGCCCGACGCGCCCGGCTTCGCCGCCTTCGCCTTCGCGCCGCCGAACCGCTTCACGATGCTGGTCAGGTGGTAGGGGGTATCGGTGACGATCGCGTCCACCTGTACGCCCTCCTCGTACATCTGCTGCATCTTCTCGATGCAGTCGCCGTGCTCGATGCGCAGCACCAGGTCAGTCATGCAGCGGCCCCTTTGGTTTATGCAGCTCCAGCAGATCGCCCTCGATGCGGGTGCGCCAGGGCACAGTGATCCCGAGCTTCACTTCAAGCAGGTAGTGGAGCTGGCCGAGCGCGTCCGCGTCGTCGTCGCCGTGTGGCGCCCAACCGAGCGACTGCGCCTTCTTCACCGACATCTGCTTTCGCACCGCGCGCTTCGTGCCCCGCGGGAATGACCCAAGCCAGAACCGCGTCCAGCTCGATTGATTCACCTCGTACGCCGGGACGCGCATCATCGCTGCGCACATCTCGGTAACGCCGATGTAGCCGGCGAGACGCTTCAGCGTCGTCGGCGACGTCTGAAATCCCTTTCCCTTGTCCGACTGTCCGCCGGTCGGAGCCATGAACGCCTCGTATCCGATACCGGCGAGCCCGAAATTGCGGTCCACCCAGGCCATGTGATCGTACAGCAACGCCAGCGCGGCGCCGTTACCGAACACGTCGTCGGCGGCGGGCAGCTTCAGGACGCCGTGGCGCGGCGCTACCCGGCCGGGGGCGTAAACCGCCCAACCGGCCGAGCGCGATAGATCATATTGGACTATCGCTTCGCGCTTCATCAGTGAACAACCGCACCCGGGGCGGCGCCCGCCTTGGGCGCGCGCGGCTTGCGCGCCGGCTTCGGCTTGGCGGGTTCAGGATCGCCGCCGCCGCTCAGGTGGCCGCGCGAGGCGTCGAGCGCAGACTTGAACGGCGATCCGCCGGCGTCTTGCTTGTCGTCGTTGTCGCCGGGGGTGCTGTCGTCGTCGTCACCACCCTCATCGTCGTCGCTCGCGTCGCCAACGCCCGCGTCGGGCTGGAAATCGCGCCCGGCGAGCTGTTCGACCGCCACCGGCCGCCCGCGATCGCCACCGGACAGGATGACGTTGCCGCCGCCCGCCTGATCGACCAAATCGCGCTCGGGCCACAGCTCCAGGTGATCCAGCAACCCCTCGAAGGTGCGCAGGAAGTCGTCGCGGTGCGCCGTGTCCATCTTAATCAGGCGCCGCACCGCCTTCGCGGCATCCTTGTTGCCGTGAAACTCCTTCTCGATCCTGGTGTAGAGCTTGGCGTTGTCGGAGGCGGCGCGCTGTGACTTCGCTTCGCCGTTGTGGAGGGGGCCGTCGTTCGCCAGCAGCTCGGCGATGTCGGCGAACTTGGGCTTGAGCAACGGCTGTACGCCGCTCTCCGAGTCGCGAGTCTCCTCGCCTTCCGTTTTCATTGTCAGTGCACTCCATGCGCATGTCGTGCGGACCCGTCGGTCGGCACGGCGCCTGACAGCAAACGATGATCGAGCGCTGCCCGGCGCGATCGACGTGGTATTGCATCGAAGCGCGATGCGCAATATGGTCGATGGCATCGGCACTTTCCGGCGCCGATACACGGGCACCCAATGAACGACGCGACGCAACCGACAGCCGGGTTCTACAAGATGCGCCTGGTGCGCGGCGGTCCACCCGCCGGCATCCGTATCTTTTACGGGCCACCGAACGATCCCGTCACCGGCGAGGTGATGGATCGCGGCTACCGATGGCAGGCCGAAGTCAACGGGACGTACATGGAGCTCGATCGGGTGTGGCCCGCGTGCATGCGCGAATCCATCCCCGAGGCGGAATATCGCTTCATGTCGAAGGCGCAAGCCCACGCCCGCGCGCACGACGGCTTCAACCCCTTGGGCTCGCCGACGAAGCGCGTGGACTGGGAGACGGCAACACCACCACTTTTCTGAGGACTGACTATGGAACGAGGACGACTGCAAATCATCACGACGCCACCGGCCGGGCTGTTGAGCGCGCTCCACCGCGAGCTGCGCAACGGGACTGCCCTTGGGTACGTCCGGCATGGGTTCACCAACGAGCGCGTCACGCCAGAGGAGATTGAGGTCGCCGAGCTGGCGATTGTCGTGCGTTCGGACGCGTCGATGATCCGCGGCACGATCGAGGGCGGTTTTCTCTACTATGCACCCTGGGGCTTCACCCGCTGGCGCCTCCGTCGCGCGATCCGCGCGTTCAAGCGGAGGGAGCGGTGACGGATTACAACACGCCCGCGAGCGCCGCGATCGGACACAACAACCCGCCGCGCGCACCTACGCCCGAGGAGATGCTGGAGCACGCGCGTGAGCAGATCGCCGCCGCGCTCGATCAGCTCGAACCGCGGCTGACGCAGTTGCTCGAAAGCCAGGGCAAGGCGAAAGCCGAGACGGACGAGGAAGCTGGGAAAGTGTCGGACCTGATCGGCATGTTCTCATCGTTGGGCGGGCGCCTCGCGCGCGCGCACAGCGACGTGAAATCGCCGTACCTGGACGCCGGCCGTGTCGTGGACGGTCGCGCCGCCGCAATGCGCGAGCGGATCGACGAGGCGACGAAGAAGCTGAACGTCATGCTGACTGGGTTCCAACAGCAGAAGGCCAAGCGCATCCGCGAGGCGCGCGAGGCGGAGCGCGCGGCGGAAGCGGCCGATCCCGAGCCGACGTTGCAGACGCACGCCGCGGTGGACGCCGCACAAGCGACGGTGCGCGGCGACATGGGATCGAGCGCCAAGCTCCAAAGCGTCATCACGATCGAGAAGGTGGACGTGAAGAAGCTGCCGAAGAGCTTCCTGGAGCGGCCCAAGGTTCTCGCCGTGATTGAGGCGGAGGCGAAGGTGCTTCTCCGCGCCGGCACGAAGGTGACGGGCGTTACATCAGGCACCGCGCAGCAGTCGCGCGTGCGCAAGGGAGGTTGAGATGGCAGGTGGTTCGCGGAGCGGCCGAAACTACAATTCCGAGCCGACGCAGCAGCAAATTGCGTTGAAGGAACAAGAGCAGCCGTCGCGTCTGCCGATGCCGGTGGGCACGCTCGCGCGCGCGCTGAAGGTCACGCCGCCGGTGTGGAAGCTGCTGACGGACACGGTCTATCCGGCGGCGACGACGGTGGACGGCATCTTGCAGGCGTTGGCCTATTGCGAGGCGCGCGGGCTCGACGTGATGAAGCGGCCGGTTCACGTCGTTCCGATCTACAACAGCACGCTCAAGCGGACGGTGGAAACGGTGTGGCCGGGCATCGGCGAGCTGCGCACCACCGCGTCGCGGACGGGGCAATGGGCAGGGACCGACGACGTCGTGTTCGGCCCGACGGTCAAGCGCGGCTTCAACGATTCCCAGGAGCGCGAAGGCACCAACGGCAAATACACGAAGCGCGAGAGCTGCCCCGAATTTGAGTGGCCGCTGTGGGCGCAGGTGACGGTGCACAAGATCGTCGCCGGCCAGCGCGTCGCGTTCGTCGGCCCCAAGGTCATCTTCCTGGAAACCTACGCCGGCATGTCGGGCTTGGCGGTGCCAAACGCGATGTGGCGCAAGCGGCCGTTCGGGCAGCTCGAAAAGTGCGCCGAAGCGGCGGCGCTGCGCCGCGCCTTTCCCGAGGAAATCGGCGAGCAGTATGCCGCGGAGGAGATGGAAGGGCAGTCGATGAAGGGGCACAACGGCGGCCCCGCGTGGACGGAGGTGGATGACACCTCCAGCTCGACGAAGGCGGCGGCGCCGAGCCGTGATGAGACGGCCAAGCAACGCGCGAAGGACGAGCGCTTCGTCGAATATCTGCGCAACGGGCTCGCCACCGCGAACGCGGAGGAAATCGAAGGCGCGTGGACGAATGACGAGGAGCGCATCCTGGCACTGGACGAGGATCATCGCATCGTCGTCGAAGGGCTGTTCGATGACGCCCGCCGCCGCGTCGGCGCCGATGCGCCCGTCACCCGCGAGGACATCGACGGGTACATGGCCGAGTTTCGCCGCCGTCTGAAGCAGAAGCAGACGGTGGCTGACGTCGAAGCGCTCCTGGAGCGCGAGAAGCAGAACCTCGATCGACTGCCACAGGAAGATCAGGACACGCTCGACATCGACATCACCGAACACCGCGACGCGATCGCGGCTGTAGCGGCTTCCGAAGGAGGCGACGACGCCCGCGCCGCGGAAGACGATCATCACGGGCAGGAGGACAAGTAATGTCGAAGGGTAAATTGATCGACGCGATGGTGGGGCCGAACAAGTTTGCCACCAAGCGCGAGGCCGAGCAGGCGATCGAGATTTTCACCGATACGATCAAGTCGCTCACGTCATCGGGTGACACCGTGACGATCCGCGGTTTCGGTCGCTTCGAGGTGAAGCAGCGCGCCGGTCGCACCGGGCGGCACCCGGGCACGGGCGAGGAAATCACCATTCCGGCGAAACAGCAGCTCGCGTTCTCGGCGCGCGCGTAATCCAGCGGGGCTCACGGGCACATGGTCAATACGCTGGGGCGCGAGCCGACGGATACCGTCAAGGCGATCGGCATCCTGATCGAGACGGCGCGGATCAACCGCTTCATTCCGCACACGCTGCTGCTGGGCTTCTTCAACGTCCGCGACGTGATGAAAGCCAGCGGGTTCGAGGCCCGGCACTATCGCGCGGCGGACGAAGTCGGCCCGGCGCGCATCAATGGAATACCGTACCGCGTCATGTCGCTGGAGGACGGAATCGTGCTCCAATTCAAGCGCGCGGGCGATCCTTTCGGCATGCCGGGGCACCTTCACTGGGCGCCGGCGAATAATGGAGACGTCTCGTTATGAGCAATCTTTCGGTCGGGTTCTTCGACCCGTCGATGCTGGCACCGGACACCGACGTGCTGGCGCAGGCAATTCGTCACACTTTCCGGCGCCAAGTCGCACAGCGGCCGTCCTTCCCGCTGCATGTCGCGTCGATCGCGCGCAGCAACGTGTCCTACGCCCTGGTAGGCGGCCATATTCCGATGCACCGCGATCCGGTCGGCGACTTCGAGACGGACGGCCGCCTGTTCCAGCTCGTCCTCGCGACGTGGAATCGCCCCGTGCTGCTGACCGCGACGGACACGCCCGAGCACAAGGCGCTGATCGGCGGCGAGAGCCAGGCGTGGAACGGGCTCGGCATGGGCGCGATCGAGATGCGCGCGGGCATGGCGCTGCACTTCGACATCACGACGCTGTGGCACGGCGTCACCAGCTTCGTGCAGGAAGCGGACGAGCGCGCGCCGTCGCGCGCGTTGCTGCCCCAGGCGGTCATCATCCAGGTCGCGGGCTTCGACGCCGGCGACATCGACGGCGCGGTGCTGCGCGCAATCGCCCTCGTCACGGCCGACGTCGCCACGTCAACCGCGGGAGCTGCCCGTGGATAGGCTGGAGATGTTCACGCAATGCGTCGTGATGGGCGCCGGGCTGTCGCTCGGCTGGAAGGGGATGGATTCGCTGGTCGATAGCGCCAACCGGCGCCTCGATCGGTTAGTAGAGAGGATGCGCGGACATGGCTGAGAACAGCGCAATCGAGTGGACCGATCACACGTTCAATCCGTGGGAGGGTTGCCAAACGACGGGATCGCCGGCGTGCGCGCATTGCTATGCGGAAGCGCGAAACACGCGTTTCGCGCCGAAAACCGTGAACGGCGAGCCGCGCATCGCGCCCAATTTCGGACCGCGCGCGCCGCGTCGCCGCACCACCGCGAGCAATTGGCGTAAGCCGCTGCGCTGGAACGGCGACGCGGCGGCGTTTCGTGACAAACACGGGAGGAAGCAGCGCGTGTTCTGTGCCAGCCTGGGCGACGTGTTCGACAACGCGGTGCCGACGGAATGGCGGCGTGATCTGTTCGACCTGATCGACATGACGCCGGACCTGGACTGGCTGCTGCTGACGAAGCGCATCGGCAACGTGGAATCGCAGCTTGCCGACATCGGCCGCCGCGGCTTGCCGGTGCACGTCTGGCTCGGTTCCACGATCGTCACCCAGGCGGAGGCTGATCGCGACATCCCGAAGCTGCTGAAGACGCCGGCCGCGGTGCGGTTTCTTTCGATGGAGCCGCTGCACGAAGCGATCGACCTGACGTCGCTGTCCACGATGGTATTCCGCGGCGCGGAGTGCTTGAACGCGTTGACCGGCGAGCTGAGCGGGATGTTCGGCGATCCATGCGGCACGCGCCTTCCCGCGCTCGACTGGATCATCACCGGCGGCGAGAGCGGGCGGTATGCTGAGCCGATGCACCCGGATTGGGCGCGGTCGCTGCGCGATCAGTGCGCGCGACACCGCGTCCCGTTCCTGTTCAAGCAATGGGGCGAGTGGATTCCGGCCGATCAGTGGCTCGGCGACACGATCCCGTCGGGCACCAGCCGTCCGTACGATCCCGAGGCGCCGCACGACGACAACGCGAGCTGGTGGCATGTCGGGAAGAAGGTCGCGGGCCGCTTGCTCGATGGCGTCACCCACACGGAGTTTCCGGCATGACACCCACCGCATTTCCCCTCGCCTGGCCCGTCGGCGTGCCGCGCGCGCGCTCGCGAGATACCGCGCGCTTCTCGCAACGCGGCGACGACGGCTACTCGAAGCAGGCGTCGATGCCGACGGCGCGCGATCGTCTGCAAGGCGAGCTGGACAAGCTCGGCCGCGGCGTCGCCGATAGCGCGATCCTGTCCACCAACGTGCCGCTGACGCTGTCCGGCCAACCGCGCGGCGGCGTCGGCGAACCGGCGGACCCGGGCGTCGCGATCTACTTCACGCTGAAGGGTAAGGCGATCGCGCTGCCGTGCGACCGCTGGAACCGCGTCGCCGACAACATCATCGCGCTCGCGAAGCACATCGAGGCGATGCGCGGCATGGAGCGCTGGGGCGTGGGCTCGATCGAGCAGGCGTTCGCCGGCTATGCCGCGCTGCCGGCGCCCGAGGCGAAGAGCCACTGGACGACGGTGCTGGGCCTGGAGCCCGACGCATCGCGCGAAACCATCTCCAGCACGTATCGCTCGCTGGCGAAGCTCGCGGGCAACAACGAGACGCGCCTGCTGGCGCTCAACATGGCGCGCGACGAAGCGCTCGCCGCGCGCACCCTGGGTTAAGGAGAAGACGATGTTCGAGCTTTATCGTGAAGTGAACGGATCGGCCGCGGAAAGCGCGGAGGAGAACGCCGAAGGAAAGTGGCGCTGGCAGCTCACGGTCGGCGACAAGGTGCTGGCGCGCAGCGAGGAGAGCTGGGGCAAGCGCAGCGCGGCGAAGGCGGCCGTGGACAAGTTTCGTACGGCCGTCGCCGGCGCCGCGATCGTCGAGAAGCTGTCGTGAGCGCGGAGGAGGAAGTCGCCGTCGATGAGACGGTGCTGGGTCGCGTGACGAACCACTGTAGCGACGATGACGGCGTGCCCGACGTCGGCATCTCGCTCGGGCTCGGCAGCGGAAGCGCGTTGTGGCTGGGCGAGCTGCTGAAGGACGACGGCGGCGACATCGGGTTCGTGTTCCACGGACCCGATCGCGTTCGCATCGCCGCGGCAATCTGGCCCGCGTGCGAATGGCGCGAGGTGGCGGAGCTGCTGAGCAACCATGTGGCACCACTCCTCGCGCGGTTGCGCGACGACGACGCGAAGCTGCTGGAGGCGCTGAAACTGGCGGACGCAACGCTGCGCGGCGCCAACATGAACCGCAATGTGGTAGAGCGGAAGGTGCTCGCGGCGATCGAGAGCCTGGCGCACGCGGAGAAGGCCGATGGATGACGAGTTTCGCACCCACGGCGACGAGAGCGCGGTGGATGACGAGGTGATCCGCGCAACGCCGCTCGAAAATGCGCGGCACGCGGTCGCGCAGCGCTTCCCCAACGCCGCGGACGCGATCTATCGCGGCGAGTGGGACCGCGGGCCGTGGATCGAGAAGGCGATCCGTGCGGATTCCGAGTAAACCGCCCGCGATTGTCTGCCAGGCGGACAGGTTCGACTTGCTCCGCTGCCGATGCCCGGTGTGCCTGACGCTTGATGCGCAGCACCCGGGCGAAGGCTTCCAGCTTGCGCTCTTCCCCTATCGCATCGCCCTCGATCGACGGAACTGGCGCGCGTGACGCCCATATCATTCGAGTGCAGGTGCGGCGGACGGGAGGAAATCGCTGATCCGGCGCTCCTGGACGTGCCCCCCGCCGCGCGCGAGCTGACGTGCTCCTGGTGCCGCGGGCCGATGCGCCCCTTCACCCCCCGGTTCAGTCCGCCGGACGGAAGCGGCCGGCTGCTGACGGACAAAGAAAAGGCGGCGATGACACCCGCCACCGCCGCCCCACCCGTCGGGCAAGCGCTGTTGCTCTAGCCCTTCGTCTGCATCGCCTCGTCGATCGCGGCGTCCAGCTCGCTACTCGTCTTCAGCATGTCCTCTTCCGAGTAGATCGAGCGGATGGTCGCGACATTGTCGGCCGACAGCACGTCCTTCGCGAGCTTCACGTTGGTTGCGAGGTCGGAAGCCAGCTTCTTTCCGATCGCGAGGTGCGTGGCGAGCTGCTGTGCGTCGCCAACGAGGTCGTTGAACGTCTTCATCGTGTGATCCTCACGGCGCTACGAGTTGTCGGATGCGCTCGACGGTATTGTTGAGCGCGACGGCCGCGCGCGCCTTCTCCGCGGCCGTGGTGGCGGTGTAGCCGAACGACAGCTTCTCGCGCGCTTCCGCGTTCAGCTCCTTCAGCCGGGGCAACGCCGTGCGCGGGACGGCACCGACGCGGATCGCCGCGGTGGCGCTGCGCGCGATGCTGTCATAGCCGAGCGCGGCGAGCGTCAGCGCCTTGTTCCCCTGCAGCACGACGGCATCAACGAGCGCGGCGTTCTCGCTGGCGGGGGGCGGATCGGCGGCGGGGCGCGCGATCGTGACCGACGGTCCGCATGCGGCGACTGGCATGGTCGCGGCGGCGAGAGCGATCAGGACGGAAAATCGCATCATTGTTCTCCCATTGCCCGCGGAGGCGCGACGCCCGCGCGGTCGACCACCACCGTAGCCGCTTCCACGGCCGCGACAACCGCCGCCGACGGTCGCTCAGGGCTCTTCGCCACCTTCTGCGGCAGGAAGAACGACGTCACCTGCAACGAGCGATGCTTCTTCACCGCGCGCCACAGCAGTCGGCCCGATGCGCCGAGACTGGCCGCCAAGCCGATCAGCGGCAGTCCTTCAGCGGACTTCAGGAACCGAACCGTGTGTGCGATCCAGGAAGTCTCGGGCAATCCGAGCAGTGCGACGAGCGCGCCGGCCACCAGGATCGCTTGCCAGATGAAATTGCGGGTCGCGACCACCAGCTCCGACGAGCTGGCGTCGATCGAGGGGGCGGGCGTCGATGGGGCGCCCCACTGTTGATCGGCCGGGTTCACGGCAGCACCTCGAAGTGCGGACCATCCGTGAACGCCTTCTTCCCGAGCCGGCGGCGCTCGGCGCCATACCCCTCAACCGCGCGCTCCATCGCCGCGGCTGTGGGGTCGATCGTCGCCAAGTCGCGCCAGCATCCACCCCAGCGCAGCTTCAACGCCGGCTTCGATCCACGCACGTCGTTGTGCTCATCGAGCGCGCGACGCATCGCCGCGGCAATCTCGTAGATCGGCGGCCATTCCCAGCGCAGCTTGCCGTTGATGTACGGCACCAGGTCAACGGCGTGGCCGAATCCGTCCGGCTGCTTCCGATGCAGCGACGCCATCGTCTGGCTGACGCCGGTGGCGACGTAATGCTTCTGTTCCGCTTCCGTGCGCAGGCCATCGTGCACGCTGAAATCGACGGGCGTGATCGCGATCGCCCGCTGAACCACCGCGAACAGGCGGGGATGGACCCCCACCAGCTCGTTCAGCGATCCCTTACCGAGAATGAACATGGGACACCTCCAAGGGCGCGGGGTGCGCCCGGGTGTTCCCACCTTATCACTCGCCGCGCTCCTGAGCCATGAAGCCTTCGACCGCGTGCTCGAGCGCGACGCGGAACGAAGTGCGGAGCATGCCGGCGCCGCTCTCTTCCCAGCGCCAGACGCGGCCCGGCATCTCGCGCATTTGCTCCGACGCCCAGGCGCGCAGCGCAGCGCGAACCCAGGGGCTCGCCGATCGCGCATCGAGAACGGCCGCCGCCGCCTCCCAAACCGCCTGCGGTTCCGGCAGCGTGCCCAAGATGTCGCTTCCATCCATATCGTCTCTCCGTCTCAGGATTTTCTTAGCGCAAAATGGCCCCTCCAGCGCCTCCCCACCGCTACGGTCAGGCGCGGGCGCCCAGGAGGACCCGCGCGGGGGCATGGAATCCCGCGCGAGTCTATGCCGGCGCCCGCCCGGCCGCGCGCGATCGCGCAGCGTGGCGCGCGTGCGCGAGGCGCGGCGGCGCAAGGGCGCGACGTGCGCGAGCTGCGCGCGAGGCGGCGCGGGCGCGGTTGTCAGATTTTTTGCTGGAGGGGTTGAAACCGCCGATGCCATCGGGCATTTAGCCAATGCCGCCGGGCACAACCGGAGGGCATAGGGAACGGACTGACAGCCATGAACACCACCAGCAACGCACCCACCGCTCGCGCCGCGCTCGATTACGTGCGCAACCACTTCACCGGCGGCGGCATCGCGCAAGCCATCACCATTTGCGGCACGATCGCGCCCGGGCGTGACAGTAGCGGCCCTATTGAGGGAAGCCGCGACGTCCTGTTCCTTATGCCCGGTGAGACGGGCCGCCCGAACCGCTTCACCATCTGGCACGACGAAGCGCTAGGCGGCGCGCTCTATGGCGAGTGGTGAAGGCGAAACGGGCGCCACGCGGCGCCCGTCTAGCGGGGGAGCGCTCCCCGCTATTGATGAGCCAGCGCATAGGGAACGGATTGACACCATGAACACCACCACCAGCGAAGCTACGCCCGCCGATCGCATCGCACGCATTGCCGCCGCAATCGGCTTGGCGATGGAAGCCACCTTTGTGCCCTTCAGCAAGAGCCGCCACGCCAAGCCGGCGAAGGGCGAGAAGCCGTGGCTGTCGCTTAACTGGAGCGTGACCCTGCAGCGTGACGGGCAAACCATCCTAATCACTGACTACGCGCAAGGCGTGGGGCACGCGCCCGCCTATAAGGCGTCCGTCAAGACGCATGGTGGCGCAAACAGCATCTTACGCGAACGCGCTTACACTATTGAGATTGAGCAAGGGCGGCGCGCGGTTTCTTCGTTCGGCGACTCCTTCCGGCCGGGCGAGCTGCTGCCCGCGCCTTCGCTGGTGGACGTTCTCGCAAGTCTGGCAATGGATGCCAGCGCGATTGATTACGCATCATTTGAGCAATGGGCGGAAGAGATGGGGATGAACCCGGATAGCCGGAGCGGTGAAACCACTTACCGGCAATGTCTATCGCACGCCCTCGCCCTACGTAGCGCGCTGGGTGAAGGCCATTTTAGCGCGCTGCGCGATGCAGCCGCGGATTACTGAGCTATGACGACTTTCACGCACAAGGGCAGCTATTCGCACGTCCCCGGATATGCTGAGATTAACTTTCAACAGGGCTTAGATGGGGATGGTTGGGAATTGGACCTAACCGCCACCGGCGGGCGCAATGCCGCCCGGCTTCTGTATCGCCGCGGGAATGAGTGGGCCACGGTTCCCAATATGCCTTACAATCAACCCGCCGTGTGGAGGATTGACGCTCTTCGCTGGCAGGCGGACCGAGCTGATGAACGCGCGAACCGGCTGGAAGCTGACCCATTCCCGAAAGCATGGGACGCCTCCACAATTCGCAGCGCTCGCGCGATGGCAACGCGTTTGCGAGAAGATGCGGATGAGCTGGAGCGGACGGGCAACGGCCGCACCATCGCCAACGCATAGCCGAAACGCGGCGGGCGCCTCGCGCGTCCGTCGCGTCATGCCGGGGGAGCCTGCCCGGTGTCTGATGATGGCAGGGCATAGGGAATTGAACATGACGAACACCACCACCACCGCGACCGCTTCCGTGATGATCGAACGCGCCGCCCTTGTTGCGGCCCTGGACGTCGTCGGGCGCGTCGTGGAGCGTCGCAACACCATCCCCATCCTTTCCTGTGTCGTCGTGGAGCCGAACGACGCGGGCGGCGCGCGCCTGTACGCAACGGACCTAGATTGCGCGGTCGCGGTGGACGTCGCGGCCGTGTGGGAAGCTCCCCGCGCGCTTGCCCTGGACGCGTTCGCCCTGATTGACGCGGTGAAGGCAATGGGCGCCGACACGCTGGAGCTGAGCGGCGATGACACGCGCGTGACGCTGCAGGGCGGCGCCGCGTCTATCCGGTTCGCCGCGCGCGATGCCAGCGACATGCCGCGCGTTGCCGCGACCGATCGCCGCGACGTCGTCACCTTCGCGCCCGCCGCCGCCGATTGGCGCGCGTTGATGCTGGACGCGGCGCGCTTCGTTTCGACGGAAGAGACGCGTTATTATCTCAACGGCATTTGCCTCGTTGCGGATGGCG